TATTGGAACGTGCCTCCGGCAACTTCTCCAAACGACACCATCGGAGGCAGTTTGGCCAGCAGGGCAAGCAGCTTGGTAGCGGCAGTTTCACCCTCGGAGAACTCCAGAGTACCAAACTCCAGACCTTCGCAGTAGCTAAGGAGCTCTTCCTGAGGCATTACGCCGTCAGTCAGGCGACCTTCCTCGTAGAGACCTTCCACGAAGTTATGGATCTTGCTCTTACGGTTGGCAATCTCCTTCTCCATGTACATGCGCTGAAGCTCAGCATGCTCAGCCTTCAGCTTGTCCAACTCGGCCTTCATTTTCTCAGCCATGTCGAGACCCATAGGACGAGGGTTGTTCATAGAACCCATTCCGTAGTTCATATCACCACAAGAGTGGTCCACGGTGTCCTCTTCGCCTTCGGCGTGGTCGGCAACTGCTTTGGAAACCTTAACCTTGCCGCCTTCTTCGTCGTCCATCTCTTCGTAGGTGGAACCGTATCCCGTCGGGGTGTAAGGATCTTCGCCCTCACCGTGCTCTTCGGAATAAGCGCCACTAGGTCCAACGGTTTCAGCTGGATCGTCAACCGTATCCATAGCACCGGTAGTTAGTTGCTTCTCCTTGGACTTTTTCTCGCCACGGGTTTCAGCATAAGCACCGTCAGGACCCACGGTTTCGGCGGCTTCGTCGGGATCGTCCATGCCACCGGGGGTGAGCATCTTGTGCTTGGAGGTCTTACCGGCACCTTCGCCGAAATCAGCATCCTCTTCCTCAGCAAAGGCGTGAGTGACAGGTCCACCCACTGGGCTCTTGCGGCCATCGCTGGAGGTTTGACGCATGACGCGCATGTTCTTGTCGCTCATTACGTTAGTAACGTCGACTGCAAACACCTCGTCATCGGGCATTTCCTCGGTTTCCACAGGGATTTTTGTCTCTGTCTCTTTGCGACCGTAGGGATCAGTACCTTCGGAGATTTGGGGGCGACTTGTCTCGGGGTACTCGTCAGTAGCGAGGTCATACTGGTCATCGTTATGAACTTTGTCATAACCATCTTCTTGCTGACCTGCCCAACGACCGGTATCGCCTTTTCCGAACTCACCGGACTTGGCGGTTTTCTTGCGATCTTCTTCCTGCTCGGAACTCTTCGCTGTATGTTCGCGATCTTCGTCTTGCTCGCTGCTCTTGGCAGTCTCAAATCTACCGGTGTCGCCACTTGGTCCTTCTTTAGCGACGGCCATACGTTGAGCGTAACCGTCGGAGTCAGAGCGGGCGGTTTCGTCACGACCGAAAGGCTCAGCGTGATCCATGGATTTGTCGCCAGCGTACTTACGCTTGCCCATGGATTTTTCCATGCTGTCGGACTCGTCACGACGGTCTTTCATGGATTGTTTCTTGGTGGACTCTTTGCCGTCCTTGGCGCCAAGGCTCTCATCGAGGCGATCGTCGTAGCCTTGCTTGTACTCTTTGTGATCGTCGGACAATTTCTTGTCATCCATTTTCATAAGCTCACCGGTTTCATGGGCTTCGCCCTTCTTACCTTCCTTGAGCTGACGCTTACGCTCGAGACCACGGTCAGCGGCTTCCTTGCGTTCAGCAGTGGACTCTTTGTGTGCTTCCTCGTAGACGTTTTCTACGACTTGCATGACTTGGCCGTGGGCACCCTTAGCGTGCTTCCGGCTGATTTTTCCTTTTTCCATAAATTCCTCTTCCGGAAATTGAGTTTCGAGGTCAGCCGTTTGCTGAGCAATTTCAGTACTTTTGCGACCCACGTTATTTGAATGTTCTGTAAATTGTGCGGCGTCTGGGTTTGCCATTTGAGATGCTTCAGGTTGCTCGGTCACAGAGGACTCCGCAGCATCGCCCAGTTGTTTGGCGGTTTGATCCTCCTGGCTTGTTTGGAGTTCTTGAACCGCACTCGAGACGTCCTCTCGGACTTCATCAAGCTTTTCCCGAAGCATCTCGAGAGGACTTTTTTCCACTATTAGTGTGGGTCCAAGTTCCTCATCAAAAATATCCGAGGGTGAAAGGGTCACGGCAAAGTCGTACACGCCCTCCTCTTCAGCAAAAGAAAAAGGCTCTAAACCTTTCACTGCCGGAGGCGAAGCCCCCAGCAAAGCGAGGTGACGAGCTGTCCACTTGCCTTTGTGTGGATTGATTGCTGAATCAGGGGAATAGAAAGAAATGGAAACCTTGCGGTAATGTCCATCTTTCACCAAATCGCGGGCTGTGTCTGTAAAAGCAACATCCGCGTAAAGGTTAGACCCTTGCTTAGAGAAACCCTGAATCCATCCATAGGCAGGTGTGCTGTCATTGTCACCTGCGTGACCGATAACAAGCGGAGCCTCGTGAATGGTTGGGTTGTATGTGTCAATAACTTGCTGAAGATCTTTTTCAGAGAATTTTCTCTGAACACCTTGAGCTGAAGTTTGATCACCCGCCTTAAAGACGTGAATACGTTTCTGAAACACCGTGTTTATAGATGACCCATTGTGTTGGTTTTACCCTTCTTTCCTTGACATTGCTACTGCCTCATCCTCAGTGACTATCTCGTCCCCAAAAGGTTTCTTTTCTTCTTCTTCGTCTTCTCCGAGTAACTCTTCGAGAGTCATTTGCGGAACGTCGCCGCCTTCCTCAGAAATTTCCTGATCAAGGATACCCATTAGTTCTTCTTCAGCGGAAGGGTTTGCGTTTGCTGCCGCTTGGGACTCTTCAGGAGTTGCCCCTGCAGGTTCATCCATCACGTTTGATGCTGCTTGTAAATCCTGCGCTGCTGCCTCCTTTGCTCCCTCCTCATTTCCGAATATAGACCCAAATAAATCTTGATCCTCTTGAGGGTCGAATTTTGTTGGGGCTCCAGGTTCTCCTTCTTCTTTCTTTTCCTCCAACTCCACACGGAAGTGTCGTTCGATCCACTCTTTCCTGGGTGTAAATCCTGACTGAATGAGAAGTGACAAGTCGGGAACTGAAATGGGAGATTCCTCAATCCGGAACTCTCGAGTCAACACTGGAGCAGCAACATCTGTACCGAAGTTAAGATCGACGATCCATCTAACCAGACTTTGAGTCAGTGTGTGCGAAAGCATTTCTGACATTTCGCTCGCACGAACAACACGGATAATGTTCGCAACTTGAGAAGATGCCCGAGACCCTGCTTCTGCCCTACCTGCTTCGTCTTCCCCACAAACCACCAACGAGACTTCTTTGTCAATATAGTCAATAAGGTTCTTGAAAACCTCAGGAGAACCAGAAGGAACTACGAACTCAAGTTCGTAACCCTCCGGCAGAATCATTGCGGTTTCCTGAGAAAGATTGGACAGGTGACTGTAGAGAGTATCCAGTTCTCGAGTGCTCGCTGAGAGCGGTGCTTTTGCCACAGCTGTCGGTGTCGCGTAACGGTCACCGAAAAGGACATAAGATTCGATGGCACGTCGTCTAAACTTGACAAGAGGATAAAGAATCCGACCGAGAGCAGAACCGTATGGATCGCCGTTGTGTTGAACGTAGTAGCGATTGAGGATGAACTTTCTCTGGGGGAGTTCTACGCCTTCGAACATACGGTTGTACGTGAGGCAACGCATTGTAAACCCTGTTTCGGCATCCTCTGACTCCTGGAAAACAAAACGACGTTGATCTCGCATACGGACGTCATAAGGTATGACACCACGCTTTGTCTTCTTCCACATTACTTCGCCGACAGAGAAACCAACTATCATGGACTCCGCCATTCCTTTATAGATGTCGTCCAGAGGCATTTCTTCTAGTACCTCCGCCACAAAATCTCGGACCGCTAGGTCCCCTGGTTTGTCTGAATATTCTTGAACGTACCAGGGTCGCGAAGTTACTTCCTGCATCAACTTGCTGAAGCAACCTTGCACTTGCTCGTCTTGAAGCAGTCTCTGGTAGACTACTAGAGCACGGTTTCCGCCTTTAGCAAGCAGAAGTTCGTCATTAGGGCGCAATATTGTATTTCCCTGACCCGTGAAGGGTGAGGAACTTCCGAACATGTAAATCGCGCTCAGCGAATACGGATCGCTTGTATAGCTGGCAACTTCACCAGTGGGTACTGGGGCAGTGCGGAATCTCTGTGCCATTTACTGGTTCCTCTCGTGAGTGCGCATGTGTTGTTTCAGGTTTCCTTGCCCACCTTTTATTTCTTTACCGCAAACTGGACAAGTCAGAACTATCCGGTTGGCGTGACTTTCAGAGAGCGCTTGTTTGTGAGCGTCAGTCATCGGTTTGCCTTTTTTGGCAGCGGAAATCTTGGCGCCAACTGAAGCATCTCTTTTTCCGTATTTTTTACCTAAGTTCGCGTTGCTCCGTGACTTTACTTGTTCCTCTGTTAAGGTTAACCCTCTTTCCCAACCTTCTCCAGGACACTCGCGTCTGTATGTGTTTCTTTTGCCATTTGTCCAAGCGACTCTACCTGTAGCAGCATTAGACTGACGGGTGCGGGTTTCTTGCGACACCCCAGTTCTTCGTGTCCAGTGTAAGTCACCTCTTTTTGCTTCAGAAGAGGCAACTCGCGCTTGACTAAACTCCCATGAAGAGGGTAGTCTGCCTGGGTTGTTTCTAGTCACTCCTGCCATGTTCCAGACAGCGTGAGCAGTCTTCGCCGTCTTCCAGTGTTGCACCCCGTACCGGTTACGGTATGCTTTCCACAGCAGCAAGTGTGCAATAAAGTGCTCCCTCGCCGTCAGGCACACCACACGGTCATTCTCCCCAAACACTGCCTTGATGAACACATGATGCTCCTCCACATAACACGGGGCAGACCTCTTCGACCAGCCCCGTTGCTCTGCTTTGCGCATTAGTTTAATGTAGTGCCCCAGGTAATTCACACAGCAACAGCATTGATAAGCTATTTTACCCTCAATTCGCCAGAGTAAAGTTGAGCGGTGGTTGCGGCACCCCGTCAACGGAGTATTGAATAGCCACTCGGTACAACCCATCATCTCCCTGAGACTTCCAGTCCCCTGTTACTGTAAGTTCGGTTACTGAGGGGACATTTTGAT